TAGATGTAGAAACAGCTAAAAAAAATAAAGAAATAGTATCTATCAATGATAGTATAGCTTTAAGAATGATAAGAAAAATGACTGGACAAGAAGTAGATGAAAAAGAAATAGATAAACTTAAATTAGAAATTAAAAAATTAAAAAAGAAAGGGAAAACTAAAGCTAACATAGAAAAAATCAAACAAAAATATAAAGAATTAGAAGATAAAATTTTAGTTAAAGAATTAAATTCTATTGTTTTTGAATCTATAGCAGATTGGAATAGGGCAAATTCTAAAAAAGGAATTAAATTAAATAAAACCAATAGAATTAGAACAATAGGAACAAGTGGTGGTGTTAAAAAAGATACAGTTCTTTTTTGTGAGGAAAACATACATGAAGAATTAGATAAAAAATTAAACAATGGTAGAAATATAAAAGAGAAATATGTACCTGCAAAATTTGAAGCATATAAAGCATTAGCATTTAGTGGTTCTACACCAGTAACACAACCAAAAGGAGTATTAGTTATAAAAGATGGTGAACATGAAATAGAAAGTGATGTATTATTACTATCTGATAATAAAAAAGGTGGTTTTGATTTAAGTAAAAAAGAAAAATACAAAATCAATAGACAATTTACTGATGGTTGTGGAATGATAAGTAAAGAATTAAGTGAAAAATGGGCAATTGACATGGGTTGTTATGAATACAATGATAAAAAAGAGAAAGAAGCTACTTATATCCCTAGTGGATTTAATATTCGTAACGCCTTTTGTAAAGGTATGTTGTTTACTTTTCCATTTTTAGAGTTTGCAGAAGAAGTAGCAGAGGATTATATGGTAGAAGATGCTTGGGGAAATATGATAGATATAAGAAAGGTAGATGTAATTTTAACAACAAATATGTTAAAACTTTGGAAGTCTTATGGTTCAATTGACCATTACTTAAAATGTTGCAAAGAAAATGATTTTGAATTTTGTGTCGCTAAAATATTACCTGAAAAGTTAGAAAATACAAGAAATATGAATTATCAATTTTTAGAATCTTATAATTTAACTGATGATGAGATTGAGAATTTAGTACAACCAACAGTAGATTCAATAAAAGGTGCTTTATCAGAAGATTATTTAAAAATGATTTTATTTCTGAAAGGTTGTAAATTAACAAAAGAAGATTTTTTAAAAGAAGATTATGATTATCTGAAAGCATTAATGATAGATAAAAGAATGAAAAATGACCCATTTATACAACAAAAGGTATATAGAATGATTAGAAAGAAAATTAATAACTCTAAAAAGGGTGTAATAGAAGTACAAGGCTCTTATGAAGTGGTAAGTGGAGATTTATATGCGTTATGTCAGTATATGTATGGTATGAAGGTTACAGGTATCCTTAAAGCTAATGAGTTCTATTCAAGGACATGGTTAGATAGGGGTGTAAATAAAATTGTAGCATATAGAGCCCCTATGACATTACATAATAATATAAAGGTAATGCCTTTAATTGAAAATAAAGATACAAAAAAATGGTATAGATTTATGAAAACTTGTTTAATAATTAATGCTTGGGATTGTACTGCTGAAACTATGAACGGAGAAGATTTTGATGGGGACGCAAATATTACTACAGATAATAAGATATTAATAAAAAATACAAGAGAAACATTACCCATAATATGTGAACAAAAATCAGCAGAAAAGAAAAAGATAAATAAAACATTATTAAAAAAAGCAAATAAAAATGGGTTTGGTAATAATGTTGGTGATGTAACTAACAAGTGTACTGGTATGTATGATGTTTTAGTTAAATTTAAGGCAGGTACTCCAGAATATGAAGAAATGTCATATAGAATAGCTTGTATGCAAGGATATCAGCAGGAGATAATTGACTCAATAAAAGGAATCATACCTAAAAAAGTACCTTCTCATTGGTACAATTATAAAGAGTTGAAGATAAACTATGAATACAAGGTAGATAAAAATGGTGTAATTATAAAAGAAAAAGATGATGAAAAAACTATAGAGTGGAAGAAATTTAATCAAAAATTATTAAGTAATAAAAAACCATATTTTTTTATATATAACTACTCAAAATTAGAGAGAAAATATAAAAAGTATATAGAAAATAATAATACAAATTGTTTGATAAAATTTGGTTTAACCTTGGATGAATTAATAAAAAAAGAAAATAAAAGTGAAGATGAAGAAGAATTTATCAAATATTATAATTTAATGATGCCAGTATCTATAGAAAAAAGTTTAATGAATAGACTTTGTTGGATATTAGAAGATAAATTTAAAGATATTGAAACAAACATTAGACAAGAAAATAACAATTTTGATTATGATTTTTTAAAATTGAATGCTAAGTACTCAAAAAAAGATAAAGAGATAATTAATGAAATTTATAATGAATATAAAAAAGAAGCCAAGCTATATAAAATGTCCAAAAAAAACTCAGATGAAAACGAAGAAAATACAGAAGATAGTAGGCAAGTATTAATTGATAAGTATCAAAGAAAAGTATTTGAAGTGTGCAATAATGAGGATATGATTTGTGATATATTATTAGATATTTGTTATGGATCTAGTCAAAATAAGCAATTTGTATGGGATATATGTGGGGATACGATTATTGATAGATTGTTGAAGAAGAATAATCATTCAATAAATGTACCAATTATAACAAATAAAATAACTAATACATATTGGCAAGGAGAATATTATGAATTAGAAAGTGTACAAGTTGAGGAGGATGATGTGTAAATATGTTAGACGAGATATTAAATGAAACAGAAATATTAGAAGAATATAAACAAAACCATCTTATACCTGAAAAAATTAAGATTACTGATATTATATATTTATTAACAAAAGATTATTGCTTACAAAACAAAGAAAGAAAAGAAGTTTATAAACTTATTATGGAAGATTTAAAGAAAACATTAGGCAATAAATTTATTTATACTAAATGGAATAAAACAGTTAAAGGCATAGTTAATAGATTTTATAGAGATAAATCAATTTATAAATTTGAAGTAAAAATGAATGATATAAATGAAATAAGAATTAGTCAAAATGAATTACAAACAATTAGGCAATTGGATAATTTAGTGTTAGAAAAAATAGCATTTACAATGTTGGTTTATGCTAAAATTTCAAAAATACAAATGCAGCGAGAAAATAATGATTATTGGGTTAATAAATCATGTTCAGTAATTTGTAGAGAAGCTAAGGTAGGATTAAGAGGTGATAAACAAAAAAGAATAATGAATGAATTATATAAAAGAGAATACATAACAACGAGTAATATAAATACTAAAATAAATATTAAATTAAATTTTGGTGATAAAGAAAATGTTAAGAATGAAGATGATTTAGTAATTACTGATTTTGATGGAGTAGTACATCAATATTTAATATGGAGAGGCGAAAAGTGGAAAAGGTGTCTGGTTTGTGATAAATGGATAAGAGTTAAAAATAAAGAAAGAACAAAATATTGCAATAAATGTTCTAAAGAAAAACGACTAGAAAGACAAAGAAAATACATGAAAAACTCAATAATTTAGCCTTTGTTTAAAATCACACAGCCATTGATATAACTAACTTTGAACATGGTTTTTTATAAAATGTGCAGTTTGTTATAATGTAATAGTAAATAACACTATTTTAATAAAATCAAGAATTTATAAATAAAACAATTTGACAAGTATGAGGAAGTATGAATGACTCCCTTGGTACTAAAATATAAACAACGGAGTAAAGCTCCAATTAATCAAGACAACTTTAATAGAACCCACTAAGCCTCTTAACAATGCTCACTGAGTGCAGTTGTAATCTACGAAGTACAAGTAGAAATTAGCATGGTCTAGCCGAGAATACGGTCTGGTGCTAATATAAGTATTTGTAAAGGGAGAATGATTATATGAAAATAGAATTTAAAAATAGTAATAAAATATTAAATACTGATGTTGGAGTAGTCGTAACTTTAAAAGATGGTTGTTCGAGAATATGTTTAGCTAAAAATCATAACTATATTTTTATAAATGATGATGATATAATGTGTTTTTCTGTATTAGATGAATATAAAAATGGTGATATACAAGGAGCTAAAATATAAAATAATTTAATAATAGAGAGTAACTTAATTAAATAGATAATTTTTTCATTGATATGGGTAGAAAACCTACCCACTCCCTCCTATTTTTTAGAAGGAATGAATAAGATATATAATCCAATAGGATTTATATAAATATATAGTGTGGCTACTGAAAGCCAGAAGGAGAGTTAATATGGATGGTTTTAATGAAAAAGTAGTAGAAAATTTAAAAAACGAGGTAGAATATTTAAATCATTCTTTAGCTAAAGCTAGGGAAGATAGAAATTTTTCTATGTATAAGAATTTAATTAATAGTTACAGAGAAACTGTAATGTTAATCAATGAGTTATCAGAAAATAAAAAATGCAAATCTAATATAATACAAACATCAGATAAAATAATTATGCGAGTTGAGAATGGACAACTTACTACGGAGAATAATGAGGTCATAATAGATAAAAATGGAATTAATATAAAAAATAAAAATGGAATTAATATAAAAAATAAAAATGGTGTTAATATAAAAAATAAAATAGATTATTGGAAAAGTGATGAATATAAAATAAGATGTGCAATTGAAAAAGAGATTGAAGAATGTATTAATAAAATAGAATTTGAATATAAAGATTATATTGAACATTTTAGAGTTGCTAGAACAATTGGTGAAAGATATGATGTAATATTTTTTATTACCAATGAGGATATACTAGAGCAATTCAAACAAGCAATTTCTAATATATTAGAAAAAATAACATTAAAACGATTTATTGGTGATATTAGAGGCTATGTTAAAGAATACAATGAAAATAAGATATTTTGCGAAGAATGTAAAAAACAATTAAATAAAAAAGATTTTTATAAAATAGATAATTCAGAATATCCTATTTGTAAAAATTGTTTAAGAAAAATGATTAGAGATGAAAATGATGAGTTTGATGTAGATAAATTTGAAACTATATTAAAAGATATGAAAGTAGAATTTATTGGTTCTATATTTTATTCAGTTATTGGAAATGTAATACATAAAGATTATAATATTATAGGTGATTATTTAAGAAAATATTTACCTTATAAACTTACACAAAAAATTGAATAATTAATTTAAAATCGTTATTTTATGTAAAATAATTTTACATTTAAATAAAATATATGGGTGATGACCGACATCAAGGAGAAGAACATGAATTTTGAAAAACACTTAAATAATTTAGAAAAAGAATTGTATTTACTGAATGACAAAATTGTACAGGCTAGGGAAGATGAGAATTGGGGTACTTATAAGAACTTAATACTATCTTACAAAGAAATATTAAATTTAATAAATAATTTCAATGTTAAAACTAATGAAGAATTAGAAAATAATCAGTTTAAAGTACCAGTGAAATTTTCTATTAAAGAAATTAGATGTAATTCTAATTATAAAACAGATAATTTTAATTGTGATTGTCCTATAGTTATAGATGAAAACGTAAATGGTTTTGAATTTATAGTAGATATTATATTAAACGGAGTAATAAATAACAGTTTTAAAATAACAAGAGAAACATTTAAAAATAGATTAATAACAAAAGCAAAAGAAATGCCTTATAAAGCTTATAAATGGGGTGGAAATACTCCAGAATTAGGATTTGATTGCTCAGGTCTAGTACAATATGTTTATAAAAATAGTACAGGACTAAAAATAGGAAGGACTGTATATGATCAATTAAAAAAAGGTAATATAATAGCTAAAAATAAATTACAAGCTGGTGATGTAGTGTTCTTTGGAAGAAAAGATATTCCGTATCATGTAGGAATTTATTTAGGCAATGATGAATATATACATTCACCAAAGTCAGGTGATGTGGTAAAAATATCTAAATTAAGTAATAGGAATGATTATATTACTGCTAGAAGGTATTTTTAGATACAATAATTTATAAAGTTAAAAACCACAAAAGTGGTTTATATAAACAAAATAATAAAATTTTTTAAAAAGAGATATTTTAAGGAGGAAACAAATATGGTAAAAAATGAATTATTAAAAAGAATGGTTGAAGAAACTAAAGGAGAATTAAATCAAAAGCAAATATATAGATTTAATAAAATAGATAAAGATACGTATTTAAGATTTGACTTAATTGTTCCTTTAGTTAGACATGTATCTTAATATATGAATGATATAAATTTTTTTTATTAGAAGATATCAAATAGGAAAAGTTTATAGGGGAGAAAGAAATCAAAGGAGGTGATAAGAAAGTCTTAAATTGACTTAAATCCCTAAATATAAAAAATAAAGATTATACTGATGGAATAGCAGAACTTTCAAAGGTTATATACTACATAAAAGTATTTGGTATTTTAGAGAATAAGACTAGACTACTATACGGGTACTGTTTTTTAAACAACATTAGATAAATATAAATAAATAGATAATATATAAAAATTAGTAACTTTGTATGTTAAATTTTGTATGTTAAATAAAATTTACATATATAAATATTAAAAAGGTTCAATC